TAACGCAAAAGTCTGCTGCTGGTCCATTTGATTTTGGGATAATTGGCGAGCCAGAGCGTTTGTGTCGCTCTGGCTCTGCCGGTTCATAAGTGCCGGCGCAAGTTGAGCGGCGTTCATCATGAGTTGTTCGAACATTAGAGCCTCTTAAGTCCGGGAATAGAATACATTGGAAGCGTCCGAGCGATGCGACCCGAAGTTAACATGTTGAGCTCAATCGGATCGGCAACCGAAGTCGATACAGCGATATTCCGAGAAATCGGCGTGTTGGAGCCGATCCAGCTCGGGCCCAATGTCGGAAGCGTGGCGTAATCGTCAGCCATGTGTTTGGAGTCAAGAGAGGTTGCGTAGTTGGAGCGCATCTCGCCAGTAACGCGGTTCTCAGAATAACGAAGTTCGTAAGCATACTCTTGGAAACCGAAGGTGGCGTTGTCGTTGGACGTACCGTCCATGTAAATCTCTTTGTTCTTGATCGCCACTTCACCAAGGTTAGCAAACTCCGGCTGATACCAATCGAAACGCGTTCGGTAAGAGAGCTCGCGAGGAAGGCCCTGTTGATACGTAATGTTGCTGCGAGCGCTCAATAAGATCATGAACACGCCGTGTTCGACGAAGGAGTGAGTAACGTTGAAGCGATTCATCGCTTGAGAGAACTGCGTAAGAGTACCTTGAGGAGTGCTGCCGGTTTCAGACGTCTGAGGCACGATGTGACCGTCGAAAGTAAACGTCTGGCCACCGAGATACTCGGGACGTTGAAGGCGGAAATCAGGCACAGTGACGCCCCAGCGGTGTTGAATGGATTCGACGTCGCGGGTACCACCGCGAGCATCGGCCTCGAGAAGGTGCTGAATGGCGTATGACTGACGAACCTGATTGAGCGTTGCGCCAACGGCTTGAGCGAGGTCGGCATAAATCATAAGGCCACCGTTGGTCGCAGCGGTGCCGCGCGCAAGAACCGCGGGGTCTTCGTGAAGGTTCGTATAAAAGGGGTAAGGAGTTGTAGTGGCTTTACCGGTCTCGTAGACATCCTGATTGGTGCCGCCGAAAGTACGGTCGGGTTTGCCGATACCGATGACAGGGGCAACGGACCCAAGAGGAAGAGTTACGGCCGCTCCTTTTTGTGCAGCGGTAAGAGCGGACGTGAATTTGTCGTGACGTTTGCCCCGACGGCGCAAAGTAAAGTCAGCTGCCGAATCGGGGCCGTCGTCAACAGGTTGCGGGATCGCAGCGACTAGGTTTTCGTCGCGATAATTTTCGTTGTAGATCGTGTTGTAAGCGCGGCCGAGATAATTGTTAATGTGCTCAGTGTTTGCACTAAGGTTAACGAGGGTCGGAAAGCCGAAATAGTCATAAAGGTCCTTTGAAGGAAAGCCGCCAGAGCCAAGGGCGGCGAGATTAATTTTGGGAGAAGTCAAGGCGCTGTTGTCTTGAGAGGGGCCCGCAGGTTGGGCGTTAAATTGATACCGAGCCCAGGAGGTCTGAAGAAGACGCATGGGAACAAACCACGCATGAGCATCGAAGTAAAGGTCGTCGTAAAGAGTGGTAATCTGGGTATTGAGGCGGGCCAAAAGGCCGTGCGTAATGGCAAGAGTGTCGCCTGGATAAATATATTTCCAGTAAACAGGGTACAATAAATCGAATTGCATCGTGGTTACATGTTTTTGGGCAATCGAAAAAGCATTACGCGCGTGGGTAATCGTCGGGACTCGCGAAAAGCTGTGACTTGCTTTCTGGGTATCTGTTCTGAGGTGCATTTAGAACTTCTCCTTGGTGTTCCGGTTTTTGAGGTCATAGAGGGCGTTTTCGGCTGAGAGAACGAACTCTGGTTCTTGTTTGGTCTGAAGATATTGTGAAACGACATCGTTCCAGTTGGCAACGAGTTCGTCATGGAAAGGTTGCTTATTTTTTACGTAATCGCCGTAACGTTGCGCAATCAGAGGGTCGGGTTCTCCGGCCGGAAAGGGTCGGTAAAGAGCTTTTCGTTCATTGGTGTCGAAGAAGTTGATCGGCTCATTGTAGTGCGACCAATGGCGGTGTGCAAGTTTGAGGAAATAGCGCGGAATAGGAACTTTTTTTCCGGCGAATGGGATATAGCCGAGAGATAAGATTTGGGAATAGTGCTTAAGGAAATAGGGTTTTCCAAGGCCTGAATGTTTTGAATGAGATTTTTTATCATTTGTAACGTTACCGTTTTTAAAGTCCTTCTGGGTGTATTGCGCTTGATACATTGCGGAAGCTTCGGACACGTCCCCAATCGTAACAAAGCCTTTTCCCCATCGTTCAGAGAGGAGAGCGGACGTGTATAGAGGGTGACCCTGTGATCGAGAGTACAGTTCTCGATCTTTGAATTGATAATTGAACAGAATAAGGTGCCAGTGTTTTTTACCGTTTTTTCCGTACTCGTGGACGTTGAAGATCTCAACGCGTTTTTTTTCAGTGCGCCAAATATGTTGGCGAAGGCGTTTTTTAAATTTCTGAATGTCGGGATACTCGAAAGCATTATGATACCCTTCTTTTTTTTCATCGTAAGTGAGAGTTAGGAAACAGTTCTCGGCATAGAGGCTCGCGTGAAGTACACAGCGCATGGCGAGCTCAACGGATTTTTTTTTGCGACAGAAGATGCACTTGCCGCAGTCGAAGACAAGCTGATGCAGATAACCACGGAAGGTATCGGAGGCGAGAGACCAGCTACGGAAAAATCGTTTTCCCGTAGGATCGGTGTAACATAACGTGGGATCGAGGCACTTCATGTGGCTCCTAAGAAAATGGCGGCTTTAGCCGGCCGCCGGCGGCTGGGTCATTTCCGAATACCGCCGCGCATTACATATTTTACGCTATTGGCGGGATGTTGCTTCGAAGTGGCCCGGAATACCTTTCGATCTCTGGATCGGGACATACGAGAACGTTTCATAGACACCTCTTTCTAAGAAAAAGGTGTCAGTGGGCATTGTATTAATCAAGTAGAAGACAATGCCCATGGTCTGAATTTGGACCTATACGGGTCTGAGCGGCGCGTTAGCGCCGGGATACGACTCAAGCGCCGTGGGGCTGTTGGCGGTGGCTGCAGAGCCAGCCACGAGTGCGCGGAGGTCGTTAAGGTTGGCGATGTGTTCAAGGGACTTGGATGGGGTAATGATACCCGTAGACTGGTCGAAAGTACCGATACGGAAGAGAGAATAATCCTCCGCGTTAACAAGGAAGCGATTTTTTCTTTGCTCAGGATCTGAGAACAGGTTCACGAACTGACGGATAATGTCGTGGTGGTTAATTGCGAAGGCAGGAAGCTCATAGCGAAGAGCCTTAGAATCGAAGATAGTAAAGACCTCGCGGTCAACTGAAGGTTTATCTTTTCCGAACATTTTTCTTCTCCTTTTTACGGAAACGCTCCGTGCGTTCGCGTTGTTTAATTTTTTGAACGATCTGTTTTGTAATCATGTCTTGGATAATTTGACCAGCAGGATAGTCATCAGGATAGGAACGAAGTTCATCTAAGATTTCACCTACGGTAAATCGATAGGTTTTTTTCAAGTTACCTCCGGTAACGTTACATGCGTCGCTGACAGGTGTCGGTCCATCAGAGATGCATGTCAAGTGTAATGTTACATTTTGTATTTAGCGGTGGATATGCCGGGACGTAACCCCGTCCCTGGCAACCCTCAGTCGTTCACGCCATCGCTGGGTGGGTAAATTTTTAGACGATGGCGGGTACAGTGCCTACGGCGTGTTTGGCCCGGCCGTTAGCGTGGCCGGGCTCGGATTGCCTGGCGATAACTACTTCTTCTTGGATGCCTTTGCGGCGTCCTCCTCCTCCTGCGTCGTCGTCGTCCTAGTAGCAGGCACCTGTGTTGTTGTAGTTGCGCCATCGGCAATTTGGAGATCTTTGATCTCTTTTTTGGTCAATAGACCAAGTTTAATCATCTTCTCGGCGTTCGCCTCGTTGTCGATGAATTTCAAGAACTCAACATGGTTCTTGAAGTTGCGCTTAATTTCCTCGGGCAAAGCCTCGAAGCGCTTGCGGGATTGATACACTACGTTCATCCCTTCTTGAAGATCGGGCTCGGTAGAGAAGTCGTGCCCGGTAATTTCAGCGCGATGTGAGGTGCGGGCCGTTAAGTAGGCCGCCAACTCATCGGGCTGATGTTTTTCCATTAGATAGTTGATGTCGGTAAGGTGACCAGTGTGTTGCTCGGCCATGGTGGGGCAGAATTCGAAGTCCTGCTGAATGCGGACACTACCGTTTTTGCGAGTGGTGCGTTTTTCAATAATTTCGTTAAGTCTGCCTTCGCCAATAACTCCGTTGTTGATGATGGCCTCGCGAGTAGCCTTTTGTTCTTTGTTCATAGATTCCTCCTATGGGTTAGTGAGTCGAAGCGGGTTTTTCGGATCCTCATAGCCGGCAGGCTCGAGATCGGGAACGACGGTGGACTTGTCCTGGCTGGGTGCTGTATTGGAGTGCCATTTCTTTTTGAGCCAGTTCATCATATTTTGCATGACCCCGGCGGCCTCGCCCTCGAGTTCCGCGCGGATCATGCCTTTCTGCGCAAGAATTTTTTTCATTTTATTTAGATCGGTTTCAGAGAGAGATTTCGCGATTGAGGCCGCAGAATTGGCGGCATCGATCTGAATCTTTTTATCGACCTGTTCCATTGCGCGGTTTTGCATCCAGACCGCAGTAACGTCGGGCATGTTTAATTGAGGAGCGGTAAGAGAGGGAGATGCACCCGACGGAGTGCTGGCGCCGTTGCCGCCAGCAGAAAGAACAGGGTTTAGACCAGCAGCTTTGAGGTCGGCGACCTCGATTTGGTGCGCGTTTGACGCAAAATGCTGCTGCTGGTCCATTTGATTTTGGGATAA